TTAATTTGTTTATATATCATTGGTAAGATAATACGTAACACAATTAATATTATTTCAATTAATAATATAATCCATGTAGTTGATGTAGTTAGACCTACTTGTTTCTTAAGATATTCAATTAAATCTATAAATAAACAAGGAATAAAAAAGATAGACAATTTTATTAAATTAAACCATGATGGAATATGCTTGTCTGTTTTATCTGAAGAAGGAATAAATGAATATAGTATTGCTAATAGGCCAACTAATACACCAATATTTATAATATTAGTTACTAAAGTTAATGGCCATGGTGTATACAAAAACATATATATTGTAGCAAATAGTAGACCAAAAAAGATAAATAAAACTAATATTACTTTGACAACTTTAATAGATAAATTCTTAGGCAAAGTTCCTTTAAATTCTGGTAGAAAAGTAAATGCGAATAGTACTAATGCAATTAATCCACTAATAGCAAAACCAGCAAACACACCTAATTTATTATCTTGATAAATATACTCTAAAGTATTACCAGAAGGATAGGTTTTTAAAGTTTTCCCTTCTTCGGTAGGATTAAAATATGTATACATTAATATTAAATTTAATATGTAGAATAGTCCAATTTGTAACCATATTTTAAAGTTTGACCTAGCTGCTACCGCATCAAATTTATTATCACCCTTATAAGATGAATAAAATACATACACATTATAGACATATAAGATTATAGCTAAAAAAACAGGTAAATCATTATAATTTTTTCTCTCATCTTTATTATTTTTTAACCCAACAAAATAGTAAACTAAAAAAAATGAAACATATAATAATACTGAGAAGATAGATTTAAAATCAATAAAGTTAGTTGCTTTTTTTGTTATACTATCAGGCATAATATATTAAAAGAATATATTAAAAGAATAAAAGATTATAATAATATATATTATTTTATAACATACTTTCCATCGCGGTTTTTTTTCCATGACAATTTCTACATAATGCTTCTAAATTATTTATATGATTATCTCCTCCTCTATCTAGTCTAATTTTATGATCTACTTCAAACCATGCAGGTAATTGAACGCTACAATGAGCACACTTCCAATTTTGGTTTGAAGCAACAAATTTCTTTTTCGTTTCGCTTACGCAACGTTTTGTTGAATTTTTTGCAGGTCCTAGATTTCCACCAACACCAGAATTTGGTATTGGCGAATTACCCCCACTATTCATCATCCGTTGGTATTGTGGGCTATGATTAGAATTTAAGGTTGCCGCCTTTGAAGAATAATTTAATAATGGCGATAATAAATCACCACTATCTTTATCAATTGGCATATATTTAACAAATCTGTGAGCATGCGAAAATAAACTATGACTATGTTCTGGATATTTTTTTACAAAAATATAGAGTGAAAGACCTAAAAATCCATAAAAAGCCATTTGATAATATTTTTTCCAGCTTTTAATTATTTTTAAATATTTTCCATCATGATATACATTAATTACTAAAAATCCGGTTATTATTAATACAAATAATTCTAGTCTCATTATATAATTAATATAAATAATATAAATTAGATTAATTCGATTAATTAGATAATTAGATTAATTAGATTAATTAGATTAATTAGATTACCTTCTTCTTTGACATCTTTGACATCTTTGACTTCTTTGACTTCTTTGACTTCTTTGACTTCTTTGACTTCTTTGACTTCTTTGACTTCTTTGGTTTACTAAGCGTTAATTGTTTTTGTAAAATTTGTAAATTTAATAATTTATTTTGGTTAGAATTGTTTAGTTCTTTTAAATCAGTAATTAATTCATTTATATTAATCGGTATAGCTGCATATAGACTACTAAAGCAATATTTAATTAATATATTTGCAATAATAATTTGTTGTTGTTTATATAATAAATCTACGTTTATAGTATCAAATTTTACTAATATTGGAACATAACTCATAATAAAACCATAAACATCAACATTTTTGGAATATATTTCAACAAAATATTTATTTTTATTAAAAGAATTATTTGTAAAATCAATATATTTTATAAGTATTGTTGTACAATATATGCTAACTAAATATTCTAGTAGATTTATATCTAGTGGTAGTATTAAATTATTTAACTTAAATATACTCGGTAGTATATATATTGATAAAAAATTTTCGTGTCCTTCTCCTGCACGTGCTTTATAACTTTTATAAAATTGTATCATAAATAAATGAAGTTTTTTAAATAATAAAGGAGACGATTTATTTAATCTATTTATTTTTAAATATTCAGATAATGGTGCATCTAATAATTGTGTAAATAAAATTCGCGAAAAAGGACTATTAAATTGTATACGACGATTTAATAAAATTTTTGGAATTATTTGTTCTGGAGTACTAATACCAATTTCACCAAAATCTATTATACGAATTAAATTATCTTTATATAATAAATTATCAGCCTTAAGATCAAAATGATATAAATTAAGATTATTCATTGGAATTATTCCATTTATTAGTAATGTTATTAAAATAATATTTATTTCTGAAACTGATATAATATTACTCCCAAATAATTCACGTACACTTATATCACCATATGACATATTTATAATATTAAGTTTGTGTAAATTACTATTTATATTATAAGGTAGAATATCAAGCTCTGTTGATAAAAAACCACATCTCTCAATATTTATCATGTCTGTTTTAGTTAATGCTGCTGGTTCACATCTATTTAAATCAGATAATAAAAAATATTTACTATAATTAGGGATTTTTTCAATAAAACTTTTTATATGCATTAGATTTTTCCATTCTTTATTTGAATCATATGTATTACTTAATTTACTTATTCCATTAGTTCTTTTTTTTGAGTTATTGCATCTTAATGCCGGTTTAAATACACAACCAAATCCACCAGTTCCAATAATTTCACCACCATTTAAATTTCTTGTATTTTTTACCTTTCTTGTATTTTTAACATTCATTATATATAATATTATATAAAAATAAATGTACTATGCTCTTTTATATAATGTAGTTGAAGCAATAATTAATACGGCAATTAATGCTAGATATATATATTTTTCTCTCTGTATAAACCGATTTTTTAACTGAACTTCTTTTGGTTCATATAGTTTATAATATTCCTGTAATGTTTCTTGCAAAGTTTTTTCAGGAATATTGAGAGATACATTAATTTGATTATGTATAAAATACATCCATTTAATAAACGAATCGCGGGAATCAAGATAAGGAGTTACTGGATATTTATCTAATAATGCATTAAATGCATTACCCATGTCAGAAATTGGTATAAATAGTGATAAATTTTGTATAAAATCGTAATATTTCTTTTTTGATGTTTCATTTGGATGTAACGGATAATTTAATGCAATTGTATGCAATACAAACCAGTAATGCGGTCCCCATATTTTTGGATCTAATGCCATTAGATTAAAGAGATATAAAAAGATAACATAATAAACATATAGTTAATGAAAGAATATAATTTTTGTAATAATTGTGGAAAACATGGACATTTATTTCATCAATGCAAAAATCCTATTACTAGTATTGGAATTATAGTATATAATAATGATACACCTGATATAAAATATCTTATGATACGAAGAAAGGATAGTTTAGGCTATGTAGATTTTATGAGAGGTAAATATCCTTTATTTAATAAACGATACTTGTTAAATATAATTGGCGAAATGACAAATGAGGAAAAAAATAAATTATTAACGTTAGAATTTAGTGTCTTATGGAATGATTTATGGGGAGAATATATTGGAATACAATATCGAGGAGAAGAGAAAACATCTTCTGAAAAATTTAATTCATTAAAAATAGGAATAACATTATCAAATGATGGATATAATCTTAAATCATTAATTGAAATGACAGAAGATAAATGGAGTGAACCTGAATGGGGATTTGCTAAAGGACGTCGTAATTATCAAGAAAGAGATCTAAATTGTGCTTTAAGAGAATTTGAAGAAGAAACAGGCTGTAGTAAAATTTCTTTAAAATTAATTCAAAATTTAGCTCCTATTGAAGAATTATTTACTGGTTCTAATTATAAATCTTATAAGCATAAATATTATGTTGCATATATGCCAAAAGATGATAATCCAATTACAAATTTTCAAAAAACAGAGGTTAGTAAAGTACAATGGCTTTCTTTTGAAGAATGTTTAAAAATAATGAGACCATATAATTTAGAAAGAATAGATACATTGAAAAAAGTAAATTTAATACTAACTACATATAAATTTCATTAACTTAGCAATAACTTAGCAATAACTTAGCAATAACTAATATATATATTTTTATGTTAAATAAAATTATACATAAAAATATACATTATATTTATATAGATGGCAAGTCAAAATGTATCAACTAAAATTAAGAAAATATTAGAAAAAGATACAGAAAAGAAACTAGAAAAAGAAGAAGAAAATAATATAAAATTAAATGATAATGAATTAGACGAGCAAGAAGAATGGATTAAAAACGAAAATGAATACAAATATTTATATCCAAATTTAAATGACCCACTTTTTAATCAAAAAATTGCAGAGAAAAAAGAATTCAATGATACCAAATATGATGGAACAATACATAATAATATAAACGAAGAAGCCGAGAAATTATGTAATGCGGAGTTTGAGTTATCACCACATCAACAATTTGTTAAAAATTTTTTATCATTTCAAACACCTTATAATAGTCTTCTTTTATATCACGGATTAGGTTCTGGTAAAACATGCTCCGCAATAGGTGTTGCAGAAGAAATGCGTGATTATCTTAATCAAATAGGAAAAAATCAAAGAATTATAGTTGTTGCTTCACCAAATGTTCAAGAAAATTTTCGACTTCAATTATTTGATGAACGTAATTTGATAGAAGAAGATGAACTTTGGAATATTAAAAGTTGTACTGGTAATAAACTACTACGAGAAATAAACCCACTTAATCTAAGAGGATTAACGCGACAAAAAGTAATTAGTCAAATTAATCAATTAATTAATAATTCCTATTTATTTTTAGGATATACTGCATTTGCAAATATGATTGAAAAAAATAGTGAAGTGGGTACTAGTAGTTTAATAAAAGATAAAGCTGAAAG